GAAGTCAGTGGTTGAATAATTTCGTTTCCAGCTTCTCCAGCAATGATACCGCCGGATGCCATTTTCTTTTCACCTTCTTTTTCTTTCTTTCCAGTGACAACATCATAAATTGTTCCGCCAAGAAGATCACCTAAAATACCACCAACAATTGTTCCAGCAAATGGAATTGGAATCAGTGTTCCCAATCCAGCACCTATAGTTCCACCAATTGCTCTTGCTGCTGCCCTACCAGGATTTTCTCCAAGTGCTAGAGATACGACAAAATCAATCAATCCACCAACAATAGGTACTCTCTTGAGAATAGGTCTCAAGAATCCAACAACTGCCTTTGGAGCAAATTTTGTCGCAACAGATTTTCCAGCATTTACAACTGCATTACCTGCTCTACCAATAGCACTACTACCAATACGATTTACAACTCTTCCTCCTCTTCTTCCAAACATGGATATAGCACCACGTCTGAAGGATCTTCTGAATCCTCTTTTAGTGATACTTGCTGGACCTAAATCTCCACCGCCAACACCACCATCTTCAGATTCTTGATCAACTGATAGTGGTTCTCCACCTAATCCAACTTCATCAACATTAATTCCCTCTTCGCCACCTAAATTTTGGAATTCTAGTTGAGTTTCTGCAGATACTCTTTCCGTCTCATCTCGTTGTCTTCTGAATAACTCATTTATTCGTGTTCTGATGAAAACAACTTGCTCTTTCTTCTCAACAAAATTTTGAACATCTTTTGATGTCTTTGTAAAAGATTTCTGTACACTTTCTAGATTACGAGCAATACTTGAAAATGCATTACTTGTTTTTGTCTGACTTTTCTCAATTCTTACAAATCCAGATTCTAGTCCAAGAATTTTATCTGCTGTCTTCTTGGCAATATCAGTAATTGACTCTAATGTAGTCTTATTTGTGTATTCATCTTGTGGAAATAAATCTGGTTGCTTCACCATCTGGGGGCGGGCAGCAAGATCACGATTGACAACGGCAGTGAACCGCTCACCCTTGCTCAAACCAGGATCCTGTGTGGCGTCAGGACGGGACGAGAAGGTGCCCCTAGTGCGGCGCATGAAATCCCCGCCAAACTCAGATCCAAGTGCCTTAGAGAGGAAATACCCGCGTCTCAGGGATCTAGGATTGCCGCCTGCTTGCTTGAATGCTCTCCTAGTTGCTGCAGCAGTATTGAATGCTTTCCCAATCTTTGAAAATGCAGCACCAAGAAGAGTTGCCCCACCAGTTGCAGAAGTATCAACTTGAATTTTTGACAACTCAAGTGGTCCGTCAGATACTTCTTCTTTCTTTTGTTTGCCTAACTTTACTTGCGGTTTTGATGTAAGTTCTGATAGGAGACTTTCCCCCATCTCATTAACATTACGAGTCCATGCTCGATCCATCCGATCAAGCAATTCTTTAGTTTTGTCTTCCTTTCTCGTTCCAATATAAATTACACCGGGAATCCCGTCATAACGTATTCTTGTCCTTTTTCCAGGAAGATTCATCTCTTTTGTTTCTCTTTTAACTCATCTTCTTTTTTCTTGATATATTCATTCACTAAAAGCACATAAATTTGCCTCTCAAAGGGCATCATATTTTCAATTTCGGTCAATGAATATTTATGTTCCTCCATCAACATGAAATTAGTTCGGAAGTAATTTTCCAAGTTGTTGTAGGACATCAAGATGCGAAAAAACTCTGTAGCCCCTCTAGCGTGTATTCAGACTCAACTCCAGTTTTTGGATTTTTTAGTGTAAATGTATGTCTTAGCACAGGAAGATTTTCAAAAAATTCTCCAATCTTGACAAATTGCTTTTGTGTCAGTTTTTCAATCCAATCAATAATTTCTTGCTTTTTAAGATCTTCGCAATCCCAGACCTCTTCGCCTTGAAAAATTTGATCTACTTTAGTTGCAACATATTCAACAACTTCTGCATCTGGGAGATTATTGCCCATCATCGCAAATTTGATGAATTCGTCCATTCCTGGATATTTAAGAACAATACCCATTTCATCATCTAGCATAATTTTGTTAGATGACTTCTCATTTTGTTCAACTTCAACTTCTAGTAGATTCAATTTATAATTGACCTGAGTAGTATTATCATCTTTACAGGTAATTACCAAATCTACGTCTTCTTCTGCAGATCTTGCTCTAAGGTTAATAAAGATATATTCAAGATCGAAGTAAGTTAGATCGTCAATCTTAATTCTTGTAATAATGCAATTTTTGATAACATCCTTAATTGCATCTCTAATCTGATTTTCGTCTTCAGACTGCTCTGCCAAAAGTAGAACCTTTTCTTCTTTTACAAGAAATGGTCTAAATTTAATTGTTTTGCCTGATGATGGAACTTTCAACTCGTAGGTTGGTGTTGCTGGTGCTGGTAATGCCATAATAACTAAAAAACTCTATATTTATGTAGCTCGACTTTTTGACTCATTTTTTGTCGGAAAAATTTTTCCCAAATTCATGTAACGCAAATTTCAATTTTGAAATTTCTAAGCAACGTCTGCGGTGCCTACAAAGTATCTTGTATAGTAGAAAGATGCGGACACATTGACTACCTGTGAGGAACCATAAGATAATGGAGTGGCATCGATGCTATGTGGAAATGCACCAACCAATTTATAAGTAATTGGAGATACCTCTGTTCTTCCTGTTGATTGAGTTAACTTTCTAATTCTAATAGTTCCTTCATACTCAACAGGATACTTTACTCTCGACGTACTCTCACTTCTACCTTGACTATTCGTATTAATATAACTTGATGTGTATATATAATCGTGCCACTCCTGTAAAAACTTTAGTGGCGTCATGTCTTTATCACACAACCAACCTAAACTAATGTCAGTAAACAATCTATTGTACGCATAGTTTACTTGACCCTCACCCATATACACGTTATTCGTTTGACCAGTAAGTGAAGAAACATTAGGGAGTTGTGCTTCACTACAGAGCATAGTAAGTAATCCATCTGTGCCCCAATTTGCACCTTCTCCAGTAGCACTTTTTATATTATTTGCGAGAGCAGTAGCATCGCTACCAAATTCAAACGTCACCTCGTACATGGTGGACATTGACATGCCACCTTTGATCTTGGTGATTACTTCTTGAATAGATTTTCCCACAATAAATAGGATTGGTGAAGTGTATATTTATATTTATGGCATACTCTGGGTTGTATAAACCAGTGAACCCACAGAAGTATCGTGGAAACCCTACCAGGATCATTTATAGGTCCATGTGGGAGAAGAAGTTTATGATCTTCTGTGATCATACAGAATCAATTATAGAGTGGGGAAGCGAGGAAATATTCATTCCTTACAGGTCTCCTATAGATGGTAGAGTTCATCGTTACTATCCTGATTTTTACATCAAAGTAAAAACAAAGGAAGGTAAGTATGAGAAATACATCATTGAAATTAAACCAAAACGACAGACAATCAAACCGAATGACAAACCAAAACGTAAGACTGCCACTTGGAAACGAGAAGTTCTAACTTACATTAAGAACCGCGCTAAATGGGATGCGGCTGAGGACTTCTGTGAGGATCGGCAGATGAAATTTAAGATACTCACCGAAGATCACTTAAAGGTATAGGACAATGGCCACAGGTTTCTCAGAAATACAAAGGAATAATCCCAAAAAGAATAGCGGATACAAAACTATATTTGAGAAGGTAACTGAAGCAACTGGCGGCGAAAAGAAAAGTTATGATTGGTTCAGAGCAAAGGTAGCATCTCTTGCTTCAGAATACAAAAAAGTTCCATCAAAATTACTTGATAGGGAAATAAAAGATGGTGCTACAGAGACCTCAGATGGAAATGTTCTTAGGCATTTTCCTGTTGAGGGACATCTTTACATGTATGAATACAAAGCAAAGATGAAATGGTTGCCATACTACGATACATTTCCTCTAGTGTATGTTGTCAAAATTATTGATGAAAACGAATTCATTGGAGCAAATCTTCATTACATGAATCCAAAGAAGAGAGTGAAAGTCATACAAGATTTAATGAGCAACAGAATAGACATGCCTAAGGTATGCTTCCATAAATACATTCTGAATCATGTCCAAGGTTACATGCTTGATCTTCACAAAGATGAATGGGACACTGCCATTCTTCTTCCTGTTGAAAATTTTGTTAAAGATGTAAGAGGATTCAAGTTTCCATACAAAAAAGAAGATGTATGGAAAGAAACCAACGATAAATTTTACGACAAAATCAAAGGCACCAGGATGATTAAGGGATACGGAACCAAAGAAAGTAGGGAGATGGCGAAGTAATGGCATCTCCTACGTCAAATCAACCAAAAAGAGGTGATTGGTATCAAACTGGCACCGGAAATAATACAAGGATATATGAGTGGACAGGATCTCAATGGTCCGCTAGAGCTGCCAGATCTGGTAGACCAAGTGGATCTCAATGGGATCCTGCTAAAGCAGAAGCATTTAAGAATCCAAGCACAGGAGCTACTGGATCTGGATCTGCTGGATCTACAGCGGATCCAAACTCACCAGAAACATTAACATTTAAATATCTTGCTAATGCAGATACTCCAAAATCAATTCAGTCATATCCTCAAGCATTACAGGACATGACTGGGAGCGTAGATTACGTTCAGTTTAGATTCAAAAAATATAAAGCACCGTTTGGAGTCAATAGACAAAATGGAACAAATGCTCAAGGTGCAGTAAGCGGATCAGCAGCAGCATATAACTATACTGCTCAATATTTAGATGATTCTGATTTACCAATAGTATTAATGTATATGCCAGAAGATATTGCTTCTAGGTATGGATCTGAATGGGGAGGTAAATCAATTCAAAATGCAACGGTTGGTGCTCTAGAAGGATTTGGTGCTCCTGGAGCAAAAGTTACCAATATACTTCAAAATTTAAAACAAAGTATAGATAGTGCTGCAGAGTCTACATTTACTGCTGCTGTAAGCGAAGGTCTTAGTGCATTACAAAAACTTGGGCAGGGAGAAGGATTGAATCTTAATGATGTGTTTGGTGGGACCAAAGGAATAGTACTTAATCCAAATACCGAACTTTTATTTGTAGGATTTAACTTAAGATCATTTGATCTGAATTTTAAAATGGTGGCAAGAAATGCACCAGAAGCAGCAATGATTCGTAATATCATTACAACATTTAAGAGAGCAATGCTTCCCAGTCAATCAAATGATAGTCTAGATGCTGAAACTATTGATTTTGGTTCCAAATATTTTGGAACCAAAGGTGATAGACTTAACTTCATTCAAGTTCCAGATTTAGTGGAAGTCACATTTATGCATAATGGCAAACCACACGAATTTATAGCTCAATATAAACCCTGTGCTATTACTGAAGTTGGTGTGAACTACACAGCGGATGGATCTTATGCTACATATAGAGATGGCGAACCAGTTGCAATTAATCTGTCACTAAGATTTGCAGAAACTAAATTGGTATACAAAGAAGATATTAGATACGGAGGAGTTAGTTTCTAATGTACTTTGATTCTATTCCAAATTTAAGATTAGCAACAGTTCCAAACAAATATCCTTTCTCAAAAGGAGACTATGTAATTGCTAAAAATTTCTTCAAGAGATATATCCTTGACGAAAAGGTGTTCCCCTATGCTGTATTCTATAACAAATACACAATTAAAGATACAGATAGATTAGATTTAATTGCAGAAAAATATTATGGAGATCCATTCTATGATTGGGTGATCTTATTAACAAATAATATGATCAATGGAGTATATGATTGGCCATTGGATACAGAATCATTTGAAAAGAAAATGGAGTCTTTTGATGATCCATTTAATACAATTCATCACTACGAAACATACTTTATAGAAGCAGGATATGAAGTAGATGGACTGCAAGTAATTGCTCAGCAGGAAGGTCTAATGGTTGGGGAAGAAAATTACCTCAATGATTTCTCTTTCTGGAATGGTAGTTACATTCAAACTATTCCAGGATCTGAGACATGCAGACCAATAAGTGTCTATGAATATGAATATAATAAGAATGAAAAGAAAAGAACAATTTATATTCTGAAGAATAGATACCTGCAGTCTTTTGTTGATGCATTCAAGAGAAACAATCAGTATTCTAAGTCCGAAGAGTTCATCAGCAATAATTTGAAGAATACTACTGCTCCTCTTTAACGCGACTTTTGACACAAAAAAATCCCAGAAAAATTTTTCTGGGATTCATGTAATTAGTTATTCAATTTTGGATTCTCAATCCTCAAGCAGGGAAGCAAAGTAGTCTGCTCCCTTATCCTCTGACGGAATGTTA